TGTTTGTCGTCTCCAGCGTCCCACGAGGTCAGCCGGAATAAGAACAGAACCATCAGGAAGCGTCTGACACCTGGAAAAGAGGGAGTGCATCCACCTGGCCCAACTTGCATGTTCCTTCTCGGCGAGCAGTTCAATCAGCTCTTGTTCGCTCATGTATTATCCTCAAAATGCAATTCTATCTGTTTGCCTGTGAAAGCAAATGCGAGACTCTGAAGCGCTGGTAGAGCGACTTCTGCAAGTGCGAGTGCAATGGCGCAAGCCATAGAACGATAATTTTCTTTCGTGTGGTCTGAGAGTTCGTCCCACCACTCAACACCGGGACCATTTTCCTCGATAGCTGCTTGATAGGCCGCTTTTCCAAGCATCTCACGTAGTTCTGGATTCATGTGTCTCGCTCCTTCTGCAAGCGTTCTAGGGCAGTGAGATCAATCTCAGGGAAGTGAACCTTGATTTCTTTGAAAATAGGTTGACCGTTGTGTAAAATCAAATGATCTGCTTGATCCTCTGCATAGTACATAAATTCAACCATGTTCAGCTCTCCAGGTATGAGCGTGATAACCGCTTTACAAATATTCGTAATCATCTCACCCGTTTCAACATCCTCAATGACTATATTGAAACCTATCAAATCATCAGGCTTGCCCCTGATGCGTACTCGCCGCTTAAATGTCTCAGTCATTCTCATACGCCCTCCTTGTTCCGCAGAGTGGAATAGAACGCCAGTTCCTTCTCTGGTAAAATACTGTTCACCTCAACTTGCTGCCATTCGTGCATGTGGGGGTGATAATGCGGCGGTAGCGGCCACGTGTCGCCATGCCTAATATAGATGAAACTGCCAGTATTGGGAAGTGATGCGAGTTTGGCCCCAAATAAGCGTAAGTGACGCAGGAAATCCGCATCCTCGCCCGTTGTCTTGTTGGGATGCGCTGCATTCATGCCCCAGACCGACTTCTTGTACATGATCGCGCCAGTCACCACACCGCCATAAAATATCTCCTGGTGCAGCGCTGCCGAGCACTTCCAGGCCGTCCAATCGATGATGTTGAAGACGATATCCATCTCTAAGCCGACGATATCGGCTGCGCCTTCGAGGATTGGTTGCGCCTGGTGGGTGAGACGGTGAGGCGCAAAGTAGTCGTCATCGTCCCAATGACAGATGATATCACCTTGCGCGAGCGAGCACCCAAGATTGAACTTCGCACCGAGCGAGAGGCATGTATCACTGGCGAGGTAGATAGAACGGATGTCCTTTTCACGTCGAACGTCAAGCAAAGTCTTCTCAATGCTCTCATCAACAATAACTAATTCTTTGTTGACATAATCCTGAGCATGAAACAACTCGATGGACTTTGCCATAAAGATAGGTCGGTTGACGGTAGGCATGATGCAACTGATGAGCGGCAGCGTGATCACGGCCACATCACTATATCGCCCATAGCCTTCCATGCCCAACGTGGCCCGGCTATAAGCCATGTGCAAATGCGGACGATGTATCTCTTCACAGCGGTTTCCCTCTCCTGGTTATAGTTGACCTATTCGCAGTTGCCTCGGCTTTCGCCTTTTTCTGGTTCTCACGCAGGCGCTGATCGGCTTTGGTTTGCTTTGAAGGCTTACCGCCCATTATTCTTCCTCACTTTCTTCATTATGTTCCTGTTCATAACATGGCTGACACCATAGTGACACTTCAAGCCTTGTATCAGATGTAGGATCAGGTCTTCGTAGCGTCATGAACACCGCCGCCGCACCACACGAGCATTCCAACCGCTTCCCATCAGTCACTACAACCACCATTGGTTGCCATTTGGCTTCCATCCTTACTCCTCCTCTTCTTGTGCCTTCTCAAAACATGACTGACAAAATGACTTGTAATGCATGTCCCGCTTCCCTTCCTCTTGCTCTACCACGTCCTCTGGTTGGAGCAAGGACACGAAGACCACTAGCGCCCCACAGTCGCATTCTAATCGCTCATCCAGAATGAGCATCACCGGCTGCCACTTTGCCATTATTTAGTGTCCTTGTGAATACTTCGCTTCAATTGCTTGAATACGTTGTTCCATTTCATGAAGGTTCGAGCGTATAATAGCTATTCGCTGACGAGCTTTCTCTATAGATGTTTCTCGACTGATCGTTTCACAATCAACCTTTAACCAGAGAGCTTCTTCTTCAACAACCATAGCTACTGCTGCTAGTTCCATCTCGTTATCAAGTTGCTTTTCTTTTGTATATTCCTCCATATTAGTGTCCTTGCCCCGGTGCTACTGGCGGCACTGGTAGCTGACCCTGTTGACCCGGCTGTTGAACCTGTTGTGCTTGTTGGCTTTGTTGTTGTGCCTGCTGAGTCTGCTGATTAGCCTGCATCGCTTGCTTGAGAAGATTAATCTTGTCATCCGTCCAGCCTGCTTCTCTCAGCACAAACTCAGGTGGGACACCAGCCTGCCAGCCATACCAGACGCCCTTGAACATCAGTTCGTTCTCCATCCCGATCTCTTGCCGTGTCGGTCTCAGCATCTCACGTGGCATGATCTCAAAGTCCAAGTCACCGCGCTCGTAACTATCGAGATTGAATGACAAGAACTTTTGTTGTTGTCTATTGAGATTCCCCCATGCACCTGAGCTTGCCCGCATCCCACTGATAGCGACGGCCATCTGAAACATGCGCACGCTCGCTTGATCGTAGTTCGCTGCCGCTTCTGAGAGCTTATTGGCTACATCCCCCACCAGGCGAGAGGCAGCAGGGCCGGTGACTTGACTCATGGCCCGTAGTTCCTTGTAGAACACGAGTTCAGGATGATCTTGTTCTATCTCACCGAGTAGCCTATCCACGTACAGAATGACTTCACCAAGCGGCAGGTTTCCAGCGAGGCTATCCACGTGCCCGTCAGACGAGCCTTTGAGGATCATCATATTCTCCTGGTCTGATGTGGGTACCGGCTCATCTTCGCTCACGCCGCGTTTCGCGGCTTGGAACATGTTCCGCACATTCGTGGAAGTCCAGAGCACCATAGGCGCGCCTATCACCTTATGGACCTGATCATGGGCATGGGAGACGAGGTTGTTCAATTCGTCCACTTTGCCGAGACTGCCAGCAATAGCCGGGCTACCCTGGATACCACCCACGTCCTCGTGTTTCACCCATACCGCGGGCACGAAACCGTAGGGATTGAGGATAGTCGAGCCTTGCCCGTTATAGGAGAAGGGCTCGTCATCCTTGAAGTAGCGGAAGGCGTCCTTCGTTACTTCCTTACGATACGTATACGTACGGCCTGACTCCTCGTCCTGGGATAAGTATTGCAGGTGGTATTCTTTGATGTTACCCGCCGGATCCAGGTCCATGTGCGAGATGAAGCCGGGCCAGATGATCTCCGATGAGACGATGCCGCGCTCCAGGTCATCTACCAGTTCTACCAGGGCCGAACCAAGGGCCGCGCCGTAGCGGATCATGACCGTTTTCCTTGATTGCCAGTTGGACCACTGCCAGAACTGGGCGATAGCGGCCTTCAGTGTATCGGGCGTATCCTCGCTGAAGGGGATAGCGAGCGGGATGCCATCGGGCAGCTTCTTACCGTCGATGGAGAGGACGCCTGGGTAGACCTGGCCCGCATAGAAATTGACCAGGCGACGGACCGGATTATAGATGAGCCGGATATCCCTATAGAGCGTGTAGTGCTGCTTGTAGGCGGCCCAGATATTCCAGGCCGATGCGCCGCGCTCGTAGGTCATGATGCTTCGGTCAAAGAGCGAGGTATTGTAGTAGGCCCACAACAACGCATAGGCCGCCGAGACGTTCAGCCAGGTTTGTTTGCGGTGCGATTGGGCCGGCTCCTCGTAGACGCGACGGGCAGCCATGTAGCCCGCTTGTAAACCTGCTTGCATACTTTGCATAAACGTTCCTATCATTCCCATTGAGTAGCCTCAATCAGATTTAATTTTGTTGTCATACAATGTCATAAAAATTACTACCCTTCCGGTAAGTCATCCCACGTCTCTATATCGGGAACATTCTCAACTCCTGGCATAAATTGATTCACATAACATACCAGGTCATAAGCATGACAAGCTATAATCTGACGAAGCGTTTCCCTCACATCAGCAACTTCCCTGCTACTTCGTAAGAAATCATACATCTCTTGCTCAACCAGTTTTGCATATCCCCGAAATTGTGTATCCCGGTTACTCATGAAGCATATCCTCTATAGTTCCTAATAGCATCGGCTGTATCATATTCTGACTCACCTAACGCCATGCCGCTATCCAGGTACATGCAGACGTACCTGGAGGTGTCCATACTGTGGTCATTCGTCTTTACAGGGACTTCCCTCACAGGCTGCCCATCCTTCGACTTCGGCCACACGTACTCGTTAATCTCTCCCTCGAACCACACGGGTTGATGGGCCGCGTCTCGTAGTTCGTCCCTATCTCGGAGCGCATATTCGTAGACGTAAAAACGTGGTCGACCATCTCCCTGGATCTGCAAGCGAGAAGTCATGCCCTTGATGCCGGTAGAAAGCGCGTTCTCAGCGCCGACCGTTGGAAGTCCTGCCTCGTTGAACTTGCGAATATCCGCAGGCTCTGATGGGTCGGCAATCCATTGCTCTACATGGAACTCTTGATCTAATTCCTTAGCACGGGCCACCCACCAATCAGTTGTCCGTTGTGTGCGATACAGTTCTGCCAGCAGGTAGTTGCGTCCGTCTCCATCAATGCCGTGAACTTGCAGTACCCCGGGATTGGTGAAGCCCCAATCGACGCCGCCGACGACGTGTCGGATCACCTGGCGGTTGAGTGTGCCGTCGGTGTAGAATACTTCCCTGGCCTTGAGTTGCTTCTCAGTGACGAGATGAATACTTGGATCCCAAATACCGTACACCATACCCTCTGCCGCTGCCCACTTTCCACCAAATAACCGATCTTTACGCACGCCTGTTAATCGTTCAAGGTCAGCCATCTGTTCAGAAGTAATACTAGGGTTATCCTCAAAGCGAGCATGAAGCATAAGAGTGTCGCCACGATCACATCGACGTTTAAGCCAATGTTGAGGATATGATGGATTACAATCAGCAAGTAACTGCTGGTAAGGCATAACCATCCATCGCTTGCGAATAGATAATATTTCCCAATCTTCTTCAGTAAGTTCAGTCGCTTCCATGACATAGATCATGTCCCATTCACTCGACATAACTTTAGAAGGTTTATCCATACCTCCGACAGCGATGATAGATCCATTTGGATAGCGATATTCCTGATGTTCAGGGGAGAAATAAATTTTCCACTGATGTTTGCGAGCGTCTACTCTACTTTCTGCAAGATGCCCTTCAGGAAGCACCTTACGCTCATAAGTAACCATCGCGCTCTGAGTGATACTCTCCCGTGTCTTGCGAACAATAATCATGCGGGCACCAGGATACTTCACAGCACAATAATGAAGTTTCTCTAAAGCACCACGAGATTTTCCAGAGTTTGCTGGCCCACAACTCAATACCTCGCTACGACGTGAGCGCAACATCTGCCGTGCAGCACCGAATGGAGAATAAGGACGGCGTTCTACTGGACGAGATAACACCATTTCATAGGCGCGGCGTTCTGCTGGACGGGAGAGGACAGCGGTAGTCACTCCTTGTTTCCCTCCTTATCCAAGAATTCACCGTAAAGTTCGCGGCGGTGGCGGTTCTCGCCTATTTGCCTAAGCATAGCTTCATATCGACTACGATGAGAGGGGGAAATATCAGCAAAGCGGGCAATCTGCCAATGTTCGCTCAAGATGAGTGATGCATCCGTTTCAGCAAGACGCGCAATGACAACTTCTAGACGCTCACTCTGCCCAACTAAGGTCATACCTACATAGGAGGTATATTGATTCTGCCAGAGAGTGATACGGGCATCTTGCCCATGTAAGACTGACCAATCTCCATAGATACCAAACTCCTGGCTTGCGGCTACTAAGGCTTCAATCAATTTCACGGCTCAAGGACCTCCTCTTCGGAAAAGGCATCCTGGAATACCTGCGGAACGGATACACGGTCAAACTCGCCCCAGTCACACAGGAGGTGCTCCGCTTCTAAAGTAAGTGCTATCGTCGAAATGCCTTGCGTCAAGGTGATGACAATCCGCGCCCTGCAGGATGGGCAAAATAAGATGGCCTGAAGAGGAGACGGTTCAGACTGCTGCATTCTCACATGGCACTTCGGACAATCCATTATAACCTCTCTTTCACTTTTGTGTAGTAGTAGTCTTAAGAGCCGCCATGCGCTCCTGCCAGCGGTTCCTACTTTCCTGTAATTGATTGGCATCAGGACAATACCACTTGCCCGCAATACAAAGTAAGCAATGCGCCAGGTGAACCTCAAGCTGATAGCAAAGATGTTCATACATGCAGTACGCCTGCGCATAGGTTATCTCATCTCCCTCCTCGCTCATCTTATACCTTGCCCTCCAGAATATCATTCCAATGACAGAGGACATCCTCAAGGGTGAAGCCCTGCGCTTGTGCTATGCGGAGCACGATGGTAAGGAAGTCAAGCGGTTTCTTGTGTAGCTCGTCTCTATCCATGCGTTCTCCATATGCCGCAAGCAAGTGCAGCATAGCTTGCTCGACCAAAGGTGTATTGATAGGTCGTGTTACCTGTTCGCTCATTATTTACGGCTCCTCTTCACTGTAGTATGCGCTCGGCGCGGGCTGTAGCGCCTGCGTGCTATCCGTCGCCTGGGTTTCTTCGGTCGCTTGCGTGCTAACTGGCGCATGCTCTCCTCCTCTTTTCTTGTGCCACTCATCAAGAAGGCCCTGGATACGCGGGCTTTTCACTTCGGCGGCTACCTGCACAAGTTCCATGCCGTATTCATTGATTGCTGGCAATTGCGTGAGGTCGATACCGGGCTTCAAGCGGAGCGGCGTATCGAAACATTTCCAGCTATCCTTAATGACGTGTTGAGGCCGATGATAGCGGCGTTTTGTAGTAACGACACCGGGCCACATGCGTTCAAGTGAACGGGCCATTTTCAAGCGCCCATCTCCTTGATAGAGGTCAGTCGTATTCCCACCTTTGACCTTCATGGTCTGGATTTTATGCACCATGAAGGTATTTAAGAGAACCGTACACCATCCCGCGGCGAGGACTTGCAAGCATATGTCTGTGTCATCATTGTAGGCTAAACGCCAACGGAATGGGATGGAGTTCAAGGTGAGCGAGCAAGAATAGACATGGCAATTGACCACAAAGGGAACGCGCTTTTGACCATCCGGCATAAACGCCTCATAATTGAGTCCTGAGATAGCGATATTCTCATAGCGGTCGGTAAAATCCTCACACACCTGCAAAGCAATGCCCGGCTCACAATAGACGCGCTTTTGATGGTAGTAGCGCCGAAAATAGTCCATATTATCATCAAGTTGCCAATGCCGTTCTGTACCGCTTGCTGTTGCATGATCTTTGATCCAATTACGCACTGCAATGAGTCCCCCATTCTCAATACCCCATTGTTGACAAAAAGTACGTCGTACCTGATCATCACCACTCCAGGGTAACACCAGAAAATGGGCATCAGGGAACTTTGCCCGATAGAGAGCTTCCTCTTGTGGCTCGACCACGAGAGAAAAAGGAACTCCATACTTTACGAGGCAACGCGCCGTTTGACAGGCATGCGAGCGGCCTTTACTTGGAATATAGACAGGGTAGCGTGGAAGAATACGCCCAGTCATGCCTCACCTATCTCCTCTTTCTTGACGCTGGAAAAGAGGATGGAGGTGTTATCATCATTTTCCCTGACCGGCCACCAGAAAGACTTCTTTGCCCCTTTCATGGCGGTTTTGCCCATACCAAGATGAAGCATACGACAAAATGCTTGACAATCTTCCTCACAAGCAAAGTTAATCATGATTTGAATCTGGTCTTTTCCCTCATCATACTCAGGAAGTCCTACCCATTGCGCTGCCGCATCCAGGTCAGCAATCTCTAATTCTGGTCGTGTGACCATAACGAGGTTCGCCAGCATCATGTCATCATAGCCGGTACCGAGCAGTCCCACTTCAGACTCTTTCAGTTCGCGCAGTAACTCGGTCAGGAGCCTATCGTCATTTTCGGCCAGGTGACTAATCTCGTTATCGGCTATAAGGAGCTTGATGGCGCGGGGGTCGCCTGGCCCGAATGGCGCGCGGTAGACTGGGGCCGTGCTATACCCGGCCCTACGCGCTGCTATAGCAACTCCCCGGCCCGCAAGGATAGTTCCTTCACTCGCAATCACAATATTGCGGTAGATACCGTTGGCACGAATACTTTCTACCAGGTGCTCTATCTCGTCTTCAGGATGTGAGCGGTAGTTGCGCGGGTGCGGTTTGAGTTGGTCGAGGGCTATTTCTTCAAGGACGAGAGAGGTGCTATTTTCAATCACGGCTCGCTGCCCTCCTCATCTTCCGACAAGTTAATATACTCCTTTGGCAGCACAGTGATACTCATATCCCCCTCTATACGCTCGGTTGCCGCTCCTCTCGCCAGGCGTTCCAACTCGTAGGACGTGCGCATAAGAGAGACGGCCTGGGCCATTGTGGTGCCTGGGTCGTCCAAATGAACATTGATGTACTCTATCGCCCGGTAGAGCGAGGCTCGTCCATAGTCGGCGTGGCGCTTATCCATCTGATCAAGCTCCTCTTGCCGCCGTTTGCGCCGCTCCTCAAGTTGTATGCGCTCATAGTCCTTGATGCGCTGCTGCCAATTATAATCACTCGACCACTGTTTCAAGGTTGAGAGGTTGGGGATATACTTCTTGCCTTTCCGGTTGTGTTTAGTTGGTTCCGGTTGGTTCTTATACCATTCAACTAGACGCGGAAGTGTGCGCCCATCACCGAGCAGTTCATAGTTTGCATAGGCCCGCGCTGCCTTTGCGCTTTCAGGTGGAACTTTTTTGAAGAGGCCGGGAAACATGACCTGAGCAACGTTGTATTGTGGAGTAGGATTATTGGCTACCATCTTTTCGTTGCTCCACTAGCGTTCCGCAACGGGGAACTCTTTTGACCTCATCAACACGCGCCGTTGTTCCCGGCGGCACGCTACCCATCCAGGTAATTGAAGGAGCGTACTCTTCCCCTTCTACCCATGCCCGTCTATCCTCATCATAAGTAACAAGCGGTTGTGTATCCTCTCCTCGTGGTTCCCACACTTCCAGATACGGCCCATGCCCAAGCTGGCGCATAAGCCATTGATAGAGGTAGACGGTAGCGACTCCTCCTAAGTAGCCGACGAGGAGTGCGAGCAAGTAGAGTCCCATCATGCGCGTGCCGTGCTTTCTTTATGTGTGACCGATCTTGAGATAAGCATAGCATACAATCGAGAGTTATGTAAAGTAGGACATGACAAAAAGAGGCCAGTGAGTAGGGGTTACTCACCGGCTTGAGTGGATTTATGAGCTACTGAAAAGTTACACTTTCTTCCTAAGAACTGGGAACTCATGTAGTTCAGTAATATAATCTTCTGGCATCGCTGTATCGACACCAAAAATGTGAATGTCTTCACGATGTATATGTGCCTTCTTTGGCGTTGTAACTTCCTCTAATTCCCATATGATACGCCCAGATTGAAGATAAGCCCGTAAAGGTCTACACATTCCGAAAGGCGTTTCTACTTGCCAGTTAGGGTCAAATTGCTGCTGATGTTCGATGTTGCGTATTGTTCCCTGAGCAGCTTCTTCAGTAAAAAGTTCTCCATCCCAGGCAGGATGAATACCTATAGGAGCATTATCACCGTAGTATCCAAGAATGCAATAGTGTTTTACTGCCATTATATTACCTTCCTTACTTTTTGTTGGCGACTTTCTTCTTGCGCTCGGCCAACCCCTTGCGCATCTTCTCTACATCTGGGGCACTCATATCCTCATCATGGACAGCTTTCCCCAGTATCTCGACCTTGAGGGCTTCCCAACTTGCCAGGTCGGTAATGAGCCCCAGGTCGCGGGCGTAGATGTACATTTCTTGCAGGGCACCCAAGAGCGGGGAAGGGGCAGACTCGTTCTGTGGAACAACTGAGAGGTTCCCCTTCTGTGTCACTTTGGTATTAGCAGGCGCGTTTTGTGTCAGTGCAGGATCAAGGTCTTCTTCTGGCTCGCTATCCAAAGCAAGCTCAGTCGAAACGCCGAAGTCACGAGCAGCTCTCGCTTTGGCTGCTGTCTCAACCTTATCAAGTGCTGAGAGAAGTCCTTGCTTCATCGAGGAGGCCCGCATGTCTGACTCTTCGTACGTCTTGCCATCATAGATGACGGCTTTAATGATAACGAAATTGTGCTCCTGGTCCATATACTCAATCTTGGACTCAATCGTGATGTGAGGATGGCGGTATCTGAGTTCATAGAGACGCCAGGCTGCGGGGTAGTATTCCTTCTGCTGTCCATCGCGGCCTTTGATCTGGATGAGATGTTCGTGAGCATTGTAAGTTTGTTGTTGAGTCATGATATCCTCCTATTATACTTTCAAGTACCGTTCGATGTTTTGTTTCGGCATCAGGTAGGCCACGATGCCATTGATGGCTGAGACTCGTACCGGCCTCTCATGGCCGCTTGTCTCGAATAAGAAACCCTTCAACGCGTCTAGGTCGGGGTTAAGCATATCCATCATACGCTTAGGAATGTAGATAGCCCATACCTCTTCCTGAAGATTGTAGACCGCGAGCTTGCGAGAGAGGGTACCTGGCTTATTCGTGGCTCCTGGTATCTCTAAGAGGAAGGGTGTCAAGGTTAGAACATAGTTCTCATTCGTCTTACCCCAACTACGGAAGAAGACCTCGATATCCGGTCCGCCCTCCTCAGCTATCTTATTCTGAGAATGGAAGGTGGACCGCTGCCAATTATCAGCAAATACCGTGAAGGGGAAAAGATCAGGCGATACAGGGACGTTTACCGCCAGCATTCCATCACTGATATACAGAGAGCCGTCCTCGCGCCTCTGTACGCGGATGTCGCGCTCTTTGTGCATAGCCTTGAAATAGGCTGTAACAAACTTCAAATTTAATTGGCTGCTAATGTGTTGGGTAACAAGGGTCATGATGTGTGGTTCCTTTCTTTGTGGCGGGCGGATAGCCCGCCACGGCGATAATTACTTGATGGTAGCGAACAATAATTGTGTAGGCAATTTCCAATCATCAGCCGCTTTCCTTAGCGCTTGTGTCTCGGTCTGTGCTGGATAAGTACCAAGTGGAAGAGGACGAGCTATCTTTTCACCTCTCCTCCAATACTTCATACTGGCATACACCTGCACTACCTGGAAATTAACCTCAGTCATTTCTGCTTGTGTCTCTTCTGTCATTTTTGTATCCTCCTGATATTCTTGACTACACATATAATCTTCAATGTGAGCGAGAAGATCACCCTCTCGCTCGCTCAGCCACTTGTCTATCTAGGCCACCATGCAGGGGTCATACTCTGCAACAAAGGCCGCTCGCTTCTCTGCTTCTCTCTTCGCCTTGATCGCTTCATAGCGCGGGCGAAGCTGCTTGAGGTGGTAGCATTCACCGTATGCCGGGCAAGTGCAGGAGCCATGCCCACGATCGAAGCAAGTGTTATACTTATCTACATTGTTTGAAGATTGAACCTTGAAGCATACCCGATCAATCTTGTTAAATACCCACGTCTGAATAACTTGGACCCGCTTGAGTGTGGTGACTTTCTGCATCTCTGTGACCTTTCTGATCGCGCTCGTGAGAGGGTTTACGGTGTCCTCTCATTGATATAATTATATCACATATGTGATGAAAATACTACCCCAAAAGGCACCAAAATGGGGCAATTTTATAGCAGTTTTGTAATATCCTTATAGGCTTCGAGCCCATGCACGGCTTTATAGATAGACAGAGGTGAAACGCTATAGATTTTTGCAAGTTGAGGAAAAGAAGTCTGCCCTAATTGATACTGAGCGCGTATCTGTATGACTTGCTGATCTGTTAAGGCGCGACTACGTGGGCGGCGATGTATGTTTCCTTTATGTATCTGCTCTTGCATAGTAAGATACCCATGATCTTTACTTGAAAGAACCTCCAGGTTTTCGCGCATATTATTGGTGATATCACCATCGATATGGTGGCAATCTTGCCCCGGCTCTAGTTGTATCCCATAGTGTTGAAGCACCCAGGAATGCACAGTCACATGATCTTTCCCTGTTCGTCTATTTCCTGAGAAAAAGATATTTGTCGGTGTATCCATACAAGGGTAAGGAATGCCATCTTTCCGTGTTTTCGGATTCCGCTGAGACTTCCCAAAGTACCCATAAAGAACTGATTTCTTCCCCAATTCATTCAGAAATTGGCCCACAAGGTGTGCATCAAGTTGAAAGGAGGGAACAAAGCGTTTCAGGTTTTTTTGCTGAGAGATATGGAGAGCCTCTTTATATTCCTCCTTATCTGCTTGCCGTGCGAACTTCACCACTTCTCTTTTGGTAGCAGTAGAACGAGGTAAGTTATAGGTACGCTCATACTGTGAAATGATCTGTTCAACCCGCTGGCGTGAGATGCTATAGGTACTAGCTATATCTTCAAAGGTAGCGCCATTGAGACGAAGATTACGAAATTTCTCTGCTCTCTGTTGTGCTTCTTGCTTTTTCATCACTGTTCCCTTACTTGACTTTTTCATCACACATGAGTACAATCATATTATAGCACAAATGTGATGAAAGTTACAATAGTACACACATGTGATAGAATGGAGGTTCGATGATGTCCCTTAGAGAAATTGGAAATGAGATACCGATGCGCTTAACCGAATTTATTGATGAGCACGGGGTCAAGTGGATCACTCCCCATCGAGTTGCTGAGATATGGAATGAGCGGGTAGTTAATGAATACAACAAGGATAGAACATATCAGAACTATACCCGCTTCTCAGTAGTACACCGCGCCGACCTGAGAAAAGAAGGGGATTCTATCATCCTGCCAGGCGGGAGGCTCTACCGTGAAGAAAGAATCCGGAATATACCCTTACGCCCCCATCCTCAATGGAGAGAAGAAAGAAAAAAGGTAGAAAAAGCAATTTCCTAGAAATCACGGAATTATGTTGAAATTAGTGCCTTTTGGGGTAGTATTTTCATCACATATGTGATATAATTCTTATGTAAGATGAAACATGAAACAGCCGGAAGGAAGCAAAGAAATGACAAAGTTTAACCCCTGGAAGAGAGAAATAGCCTATCTTCAAACCGTAAATAAGGCTATTGCGTTAGGATATCCATTCTACGTGTATCGTACAGTTGATGGAAAAGTTGTCAAACGTGAAATTGCTGTCATGGGCATCAATCTTGAAACTGGACAATTGACGCTCTCGTGGGATCTGCCAGATTATTCTTTTGATGGCAGCAATGCCTCAAAGCTTGATCTGCAAATGATCACACAGCAAGCCCAACAGTATCAGAAGCAAGCTCTTGCCGCGAAGAAGTGATCTAGTGGCCCGCCGGAGCCTATCCGGCATAGGAGAAACGAAGATGACAAAGACAGCACTTGACAGACAAGCAGCAGCGATGGAGCGTCAGCAATCTACTCATTATAACAAGGGTATCATTGCCGGTCATCATGTGAGCAAGCGACAAGCCAGCTACCTCAAAACACATACTCGTTGTACAAAGGGGCATGGCTGGACAGTCAAAGGTGAGTCTGGCAGTTGCGCCAGGTGTGAGAAGGAGAACTAAGATGATTATTGAAGTGGGTACCAAACGAAAAATAGTACGAACTTGTTTATACTGCCAGCGGGAGTATACTTGTTGGAACTTTTCTGATGAGCCCGACGGTCTCTGCTCAGAAAAGTGTGAAAAGGCTTTAGAGAGACTTTACTTACTCCCTGCTGAAGAAGATGGACAACAGGCCTGGAATGATCTCCAATCCGTTCCGGCCTATGTCGAGAGGCAACAATCATGATTATTAATAATGACGGTCTGACAGCAGACCAGATCATGCGGGCGGTTCCATCCGTGTTCGCAAGTGAACCGCACGAGTCCCGTTCTAGCCGCTACCTCTATATCCCCACCGGGGATATCCTGGCCGGACTCTACAAAGAAGGGTTTGTTCCGACCAGCGTTATGCAAGCCCGTTCGCGCAGAGAAGACCGTAAAGCCTACACCAAGCACCTCATTCGGTTGCGTACCATGAATGACCTGGGGAGTAACCACCCGGATGTGCATGAGATTGTCCTCGTCAACTCGCACGATGGTAGCTCGTCCTACCAGTTGATGAGCGGCATTTTCCGCATGGTGTGTAGCAACGGATCCATCGTTGGGAACTTCGATGATACCTTGAAGGTACTGCACAAAGGCAACCTCCTTGATAATGTGATTGAAGGCACTGTTCGCATCGTCGAAGGTTCGGCGAAGGTCATGGGGATTGTCGAGGAAATGAAGGACATCCCTCTCTCGCAGGACGAGAAAATGCTCCTGAGTGAGTACGTGATGAAGGCCCGCTTTGAGGGTGATAATGAGGACGAGCAACCCAAAGCAGTTGTGCCCTATCAGCCACAGGACTTCTTGCAGGTACGTCACCGCGAGGATCGCGGTCATAGTGACCTCTATACGACCTTCCAGGTGATGCAAGAGAACCACATTCGGGGCGGTGTCTCCCGCCGGGATAACAAGGGACAGAAGCACACGACGCGGGAGGTGAAGAGTATTGATACGAATGTCAAGGTAAATCGACTTCTCTGGCAGTTTGCCGAGAAGATGAGAGAATTGAAAAGTTCCTAGCAGTATCCGGGTAGGTGAGTTTTTTCACCTACCCCAACAGGAGGACATCATGACGAGACATGCTATCCCAGTCTGCCCGATCTGCGGCGCAACGCTACCGCACAGTAACCCGATGAGTTGGCAGTTCCATGACCAGCAGGAACAGAAGCACTACTTCGATGAAGCCGTAAGACGAGCAGCAACGCTAGGCAGGCCATTTGAAGAGTCTGAAGTATTCGCCTTCATCTGGGATGAGGGCATTGAACTGACGCCGACAATGGATGAGCGTTTTATGTTAGTTAAGGAGGCGACGGGCACGACTCGACGCTTATGGGGACTCAAGGCCCAGGAAATAACCAATGAATCATCAAACAGCATTAACCTATGAAGGAAAGAGAAGCGAGATTGTCCTGGCTCGTGACAAGTCGCCAGATTGTACCGGCACACTTGACCCTGATGGAAGCGGGTTTTGGGATGATGTCGCATGGAAGATTTACAAGTGCAGGGGCTGTGGTCAGCGTATTGCCACCGTTGGTGGTAGTCAGCACTGGTGGAATTATATTCTAGGAGAAGAAAAGTCATGAGACTTGAAGATTTTATCAGGTATGAGAGGGCCACCGGGAAGTGGCAAACGAAGTGGACCGCCCGCTTAGGGGAAGTATCCGCGGCTGGCGACTCACGAGAGGACGCTACCCGCAACCTGTTCACTCTCGTCCGCGAGGGCATGGAAGGCTCCTATGACCCGGTGGTAATCGCCTTTATGGGATGGGTTGCCCACATCTGGCGCAACCCTCTAGGTGATTGGTGCTATGCCATACGTGGGGCAGGTTTCAATGGCCGCCTGGATCGCAATAGCGTTCTGATTGGTGACTATGAGGAGACGATACGCTGCGCCCGCAAGCACCTGGCCGACTATGTGTATGATGGTGTGAGTGTTTTCTCGCATCCAGAGGAAGCCGCTGAAATTATCCTTGATGAGGGCGACCGGCGCGAGTTCATCAGTCGGTGCTATCGTACGAAGCGCGCAGGCGAGCGTGTCTGAGCACGGACTGGACTGGCAGACGGCCAGCCAGGTTGAGGATGGACTAAGACCTTATCCTAAAAGAGAGGAGGTAAACTTGTGAACACATTCGAGATTTTCTATGAGAATGCAGATACCGATGAGCTACGCCGGTTGCTCGGAACTATCAACGCGGATTCGATGGGTGAAGCACTGCATAAGGCAAGTCAGTATTGGGAAATTCCCTCGTACGATCTTGTAGCAATTCAAGTTGTGAATAAGTGAGCAGTTTTATTGTCGAGGTAGACTAGCGTCTACCCGCGTTCGGGGGAATATTTTTATGGTCACACAAAACGACACGTCACCACGAGAGGAGCGTTTCCTGGCGCTCTATGACACGTACCGCGCCGATCTCTTCACTTTCCTCCTCATTCGCGTGAGGGATAGAGAAGAGGCAGAGGACCTCTTGCAAATTCTCTTTATGCGCCTCTGGTGCAACCTCGGAGATGGCCAGGAGAAGTCCAAGCTCTACCTCTTCATGATCGCACGCAATTTAGTTATTGATTATTTCCGCAAGCAAAGGCATCGGATGCATCTCTCCCTGGAAACGGAGAGCGAAAAGGGGACGGAGCTGATGCACGACCCACTTGACCCGGCGGAATTGGCAGAAGACAAGGTGTTACGTGAGGAGAGAGCGAGAGAACTTCACGCGTCAATCGCTGCTATCCTTACACCAGAAGAGCAGCAAAGCATAGGACTCTCGATGCAAGGCTATCGTCCGCACGAGGTGAGCGCGTCCCTCGGTGTGACGCTCGGTGCATTGAAGACGCGCAAGTATCGCGCGAAACAAAAGCTACAAGCACATGCAGAACTGCTGCATAGTGCATAGATTGACATTTTCCATATTTCATGGTACATATCGTGTATAAGATGTTTTACAAGCAAAGGAGGAACCTATGACCACCATTGACCGACCATCACTACACCTCATCGTCACCACATTACAGATCGTCTTTACCACCGATCCAGTAACTGATGGCTATCTGACTCGAAGAGACGTGGAACCTTTAGTCGAGATGAACCAGGAGGGGATATTCATCATTACCCTACGCAACCAGGGCAAGTATGGCGAGTTTGATATCCCCTATATCCAGAGCCAGGTGATCTACCAGTGCAACAATCTGGTAGCCGTCCTAGTCGCCTATCATGGCACCGAGGCTTACGGTCGCAAGTCAGACCGTCGCGTCTCGAAAGGCCAGTTCTGGCGCTTCTATCTAGAAATAGAAGAAGGAGTATGGAGCCGGGTGAACTGGCAGCAGCTCAGTGATTTGAACCAAGTGAGTATTCACGCGGCCTGGTTCGACTGTCTTGAGAGGCTAGAATGGGCGAAGGAACCAGGCAAGCTGCGCGGGGATAGGACACCTGCAAGTAAAGTCACCTTCACGACCTATAAAGTGGTTGAAGTGCGCGAGGGTCGGTACTATAGCCTTTTTGCGCCCAATGAAGAATATGTACTCGGCCAGGAAAAGAAGCAAGCCGCTCGACCTGGACACAAAGGCGGGTATTTCTCCTTCCCTGACCGCGAACGTGCAGAGAAAATGGCCCGTGGGCAAGGATGGATGGAGAGACGGGAATACGCCCTCCTTGAGTGCGAGATACGCGGGCGCATCATCCGCTACGGTGAGCGCAAGTGGGCCAGCACCTACCTCTTGCCCATGCGCGAGCTGGCCCGCTATCCATAGTATGCAGTTTCTCACATTCACC